TTGCTCGACAGGGAATGCAGTTAGACGAAGAAATGGCTAAAAACGAAAAGCGATTAAAAGCAGTAGCTCGCGGCGGTTTGGGTACTAAGTCACTATTGGGAACTGCCAAGCAAGCAGCGGCAAAGCAAGTTAAAGGAGCTGACAATTCTAGCTCTAACAAAACTGGATTGCCTCCAACATCTTTAATGAACACTAACCTTAGAGGTTATCGTTAATGGAATTGCCTAAAGAGCTTGGTTCTCTTAGTGACTTAAAAAAGCGAGAGGCTAATGCCTTTGATCGCGATGGTATGTGGCATAGCGTCCTTGATGACGTATATGAGTATTTCCTTCCTAACCGAAACTTGTTTGACGATAACACTCCTGGTCAAAACAAGATGAATAACATCTTTGACTCAACTGCTTTAGAGGCGATACAACAAGGTGCGAGTAAGCTGCAAGAAAACATTGCTCCTATCTGGTCGCGCTGGGCTACTTTTGCTCCGTCTGATCGAGTTATTAAGATGCTTGAGTCTGGTAACTTTGATGTTTCTGAAGATGATATTCGAGCCAATCTTGAGAATCAGGCCGAAACAATATTTGATTTTATTAACCGTTCCAATTTTGCTACTCAATTTTATGAGCATGCACTTGATCTTCTTGTTGGTACTGGCACGTTACGCATAGATGAAGACGATAATGATGACATGCCTCTTATATTCAGTGCTATACCGCAAAAAGGCATTGCATTTGAAGAAGGCCCAAACGGAAACGTAGAAACACACTGGCGTAGATTTACAGTTAAGGCTCGAAACCTTGAGCGTAAGTGGCGTGGATTTAAGCCATCTGATGCAATGAAAGAAACTATTGCTCAAAAGCCTGATTCTGACGTAACTATCAGTGAGGGTGTCGTATTTTTGCCTAAAAGCAAGACCTATTACGGCTGTGTATGGGTAAAAGGTGAGCAAGAAATCAGTTGGATGCAGGACTTTGGCCCTTCTAGCCCGTGGGTTACAGGTCGTTACTCTAAAGTATCGGGTGAAATCCGTGGTCGTGGCCCAGCACTACAAGCATTACCTGACGTACGCTCGCTAAACAAAGCTAAAGAGTTTGTTTTGCAAAAAGCTGCTATTGATTTAGCTGGCATGTACACAGCCACTGATGACGGCGTGACAAACCCCTACAATCTGGTTATTAGCCCAGGCATTGTTATTCCTGTTGGTTCTAACAACTCAAGTAACCCGTCTATACAACGTTTAGACACTGGCTCTAACCTTCAGTTGGCTCAATTTCAGATCAATGATATGCAAATGGCAATCAAGCGTGCGCTGTTTAACGATTTGCGTGACCCTTCTGGGGCTGTTCGCTCTGCTACAGAGGTTGCTATCGATTCTCGTGAGCTTGCAAAGCGTATTGGTTCTGCATTTGGTCGCCTACAGACTGAAGTGTTAATCCCAATCATTAAGAGAGTTGCTGCAATTCTGATTCGCCGTGGTATTATTGATCCTATTCAGCTTGATGGTCGTGATATTGACATTAAGTTTTTGTCTCCACTAGCTAAAGCGCAGGACGGTGAAGACATTTTGAGTGTTCAACAGGCTGTGGCTTTTGTATTGCAGACTGCTGGGCCAGATCAAGCTAAAATTGGATTCAAGCTTGAGGACTTTGGTACATGGGTAGCTGGTAAAACAGGTATGCCTGCCGAGTTGGTTCGCAGTGAAGCAGAGAAGGCGCAGATAATCCAAGCAGGTGCAGCAGCAGCACAGCAAGGTATGGATGTTTCTACTCCGCCGCCACAACAAGGTCAAACTGCTCTATGAGTTGGGATACAATTAATAGTAATGAGTTTAACGCTGGTGCCGCAAAGCAAGCCAATGACGCAGCTAGAGCAAAAACTGCCGAGTTGGCTAAAGCTTACAACAGGTGCTTTGGCACTGATGACGGTAAGCGCGTGTTAGCAGATTTAACGCAACGATTTATTTTCCAAAACACTACCCCCCTTGGTTCCGAGAACCCTAACTACGAAGCTGCATACCATAATGGTGAAAGCGGGATAGTTAAATTTTTAATCAATCAAGTACAGCAAGCAGAAGTGCTATAAAATTACCGTGGAGGTAATATGTTAGATAATACAGATCAGGCCGCAGAAAAAACAATTGGCGATACCCTATTAGATTCAGCATCCCCTACCCTTGGAGATGGAGAGTATTTTCTTACAGAAGGTATTAAAGGGTCTGGTGACAGCCCCGAGTGGTACAAAGCAGACAAGTACAAGTCTGTTGCAGAGCAAGCCAAGGCTTACACTGAACTTGAAAAGAAGTTTGGTAGTTTTACTGGCGCACCTAAAGATGGATATTCTGGCCCAGAAGGAATTGAAAGCGATGATGCCCTGCTAAAAGAGCTAACCGAGTTTGCCTCTAAGACTAATATGAGCCAAGAAGCATTTGGTGAAGCTTGGGAGTTGTTAAGCGCACAGAGTAGTGCCGCAGAAACTGTAAGCCGTGAACAGGAAATTGCAAAGCTTGGTGATAATGCTGGTGAGCGTATTAAAAACGTAGAAGGTTTTCTAAAGAACAACTTAGACTCTACTGACTACGATCAAGTTATGAACCTAGTAACTGATGCAAGGTCTATCGAGCTTGTAGAAGCCCTAGTAAAAGCAACATCCCCTGTTAAGCTTCCTATTGACGGCGGCCACAGTCCTACTGGCATGACTTGGTCTGACATTGAGGCTGAAATGTTTAAGAAAAGCGGCGATGGTCAGCTTTTAAGAAGCATTGATGTCAACCATGAAAGAAAAATTCAAAAGATGATGCAGGATTTTGGCGGCACTAAAGCTAACATTCGCACTTTTGGTTGATTTATATGGGGTAAAAGGTGTATAATCGGCTCACTGGACACCCCTTTCTTTTAAGGCCCAGTAAATTTAGGTTGAATGCTGACCAAGTTTACTCGGGTACTCAGCTAAAACCTTGAAAAACTATCTTAATATTACTCTTTTTCGAGGAAATTCTTATGAGTAACGTATTATCATCCGTGGCAGTCACGGAATTTGATTCAATGGTCAAACACGCCTATCAAGGCACTGGCTTGCTAAAGCAGGCTGTAACTCTTCGTAACAACGTAGTTGGTGACACTTACAAGTTCCGCAAAATGGGCAAGGGCCTGGCTAACCAAAAAGCTAGTTCTGCTGAAGTAGTTGCTATGAACGTAGGTCACGAGTTTAAAGTTGCTACTCTTGGCAACTGGAACGCTCCTGAATTCACTGACATCTTTGACCAGCAGACAGTAAACTTTGACGAGAAGCAAGAGCTTGCAAGCACCATCGCAAATGCCCTTGGTCGTCGATGTGATCAGCTTGTTATTGATGCAATGGATTCTGCTGGCGCTTACGCTGCTACTGTTGGAACTGGTGTTGGCGGTACTGCTTCAAACTTGAACATGTCTAAAATCATTAAGGCTCAGGTATCTCTGCGCCAGAAAGGTGTGCCTAACTCTGAGTTGTTTGCTGCTATTAACGCTCTTGGTCTTGGCGGTCTTCTTAACGATGAGAAAAGCTCCAGTGTCGATTACCAGAATGTAAAAGCTCTTGTAAACGGCGAAGTTGATACTCTTGCTGGCTTTAAGTTTGTTATTCTTGAAGATCGTGCAGAAGGTGGTTTGACTGTTGCCTCTAACGTAGTTGACTCTTACTTCTTCGCCCGCCCTTCTGTTGGCTTGGCTATCGGTATCGATATGAAGACTGACATTGACTATGTTCCTGAGCGCACTTCTTGGTTGTGTAACGGTATGTTGAAAGCTGGTGCGGTTGCCCGTGACACTGACGGCATCGTTAAAGTTCAGTACACTCAGACTGCTTAATGTTGTAATGCTGTAAACTGAATGGGGGTTTCGGCCCCCTTTCTTTTAATTTTAAAAAGGGTTTGTATGTCTACTAAGCTTCAGTTAATTAATAGTGCGTTGATTCTTATTGGCGATTTACCTCTTGATAGCCTTATTGGGACTACACGCGCCCATGTTGTTGCCAATGCTTTGTACGATAATATTGTACAAAACGAGCTTTCCAAATTTCGCTGGGGTTTTGCGCGCAAGCAAGCTCAGTTAAGCAAAGCATTTCAGCCATCCGTATCAGGATCTCCGTCTAACCCTGTGATTTGGGGAGTATTTGATGGCGCTACTATTAATGGCGATGTTTACACCTTTCCTTCAAGTGCAGCAAGTTATGCTGGATTTTATAATGAAAACGTATCTTTGTTTCCTTTTGATTTCTCTACTGGCGGAACATTAAGCTTTACAGGTGCAATTCCTGCTGGCGGCGCTGACGTATCTTTAAACTTTAAGTTTGAAGCTAATCCGTTCCCTGACATTATTCCTTTCTTTGTTACTGATTCGATAACAGTAACTGGTGAAGCGGAAGCAACATATACCGTTACAATTCCAGATCAAGGCAATAATACTTTTAATTCTTTGTTAATGTTTCTGGAAACTCGTGATGCAGGAGTAATTATTAAAGACGTTACAATTACTTCGGATGTAGCTGTAAAACCATTATTTAATTACAGCAATGTTTATCGCGCTCCATCTGATTTATTAACGTTAATTACTTTAAGTCCTTCTGTAAACTATCAAGTTTATTCGGACGACAATGCTCCAGGATCATCAGGGTATCAAAACGTATTCGTCAATCATTCAGGTGATTTGTTTTGCGATTATATTTACAGCGTCTCTGAAAGTGATTGGCCGGTGTATTTTTCTAAAATGATAGAGTACGCTTTAGGCATGGACTTTGCGCCTGCTATTAGAGACAGTGCTGTATCAATGGAGTTGTTAGCTAACCAATACCAGAACGCTTCGCGTATGGCTAGGTTTACAGATTCCCAGCAACACCCTCAGACACCTATTCAAGATAGACCGTTTATTAATGTAAGACGATAAAACTTTACCATTAAAGGAAAATTATGCCTAAGTCTCAATTCTTACAGAGCAGTTTTGCTAGTGGTGAGTTATCTCCTCTTATCAAAGGTCGCACTGATCTTGATCAATACTACAAAGGCGGGCAGACAGCAGAGAATGTTCTCATTGTTCCGCAGGGTGGAATAAAACGCCGTCCTGGGACAAAAAGAATTGAAGAAATTCTACCTACCGTATTAACGCCGTTAACTTACATTGCCCCAACAATGGCTAAGGGCGGTACAGTTGCTAACATTTACGATGGCGATGACACTACTTTTGGAATCACAGCTTCTACATTTGATGGCACTCCTTACCAAGAGTTTGCTAGGTATGAATACACTCAAATTCCAACTGCAAAGTATATTGACGTTAAAGACATTTCAATAACCAGCTTAAATGACATTGACCGATCAGCCACTGTAATCTTACAGTCTTCTGCGGACGGAGCGATTTGGCGAAATCTGACTTCGTTTATTATTAGCACTGCATATCAAACTAGCAAAAGATTTAACTTGGATAAGGAAGAAATTCCTGCAACTTTTCAGTATCGGTTAGTTACCAATCTGCTTAGTGTAGCTGGCTCCGACCTTCAAATTAAAGTCAACGAGTTTGTTTTGCGGCTTGAAGACGGTCCTGTTGGTAACGTCAAAACCTTTGATTTTAGCCACAAAAATGATGAGCATTATCTGGGCGTATTGACAGCAGGAAATCTTCGGTTTTATAGAGCGCCTCATGCAGGCAACACTGAAACTTCATGGGTTACCGACATGATTGTTCCTTATCAAGATGCTGATATTAAAACTGTTCGTGACGCGCAAACTGAAAATGTTATGCTGATGTTTCACGAAGATCGAACTCCTATAAGAATTATTCTTGATTCTAATGGTGAGTTTACGTCAGGCCCAGTTCCTTTTAGCAATGTTCCTCAATATGATTACAATGATGAAAGCAGCCCTACTCCTATAAGCGCAATTCAGGTTTTAACCTTTCCATCCAATATTGTAAATGGCACATCGTATCAAATAGATATTGAGGGCGTATTAAGCAAAAACATTACTTACGCTGGAGACAATGGTGTTGGAGGATTGGAGGCCGAATCAACTGCATTTAACATGCAAAAAAACTTGCAGGAAATGCCTATATTTGGCGACACTGGAATTTCTGTAGTTCGTACTGGCTCTCGTGAATTTACAATTACTATCAGCAATGAATCTGCTAAACCGTTAAGATTGTTTTCTGGGTTTCCAACATCTGGTGCAAACATTGGCGATTTTATCTTTACTCGAACATCTGTAGGCTCGTCAAGAAAAGAAGACGTTTGGAGCACTACTAGAGGGTTTCCTTTGATGGGGGCTTTTAGCCAGGGAAGGTTGTGGCTTGGCGGCAGTAGATCTAAGCGACAAAGTTTGTTTGCATCTAAATCAGGTGATTTATTTAATTTCTTTTCGGAAGAAGGCAATGATGATGATGGTATTTTCATTACCATTAATTCCAGAAACTTAACGGAAATAACTGACGTAAACCCCGATAGAGGACTGCAAGTATTTTGTGCAGGGGGAGAATTTATTGTAAACGGCAATACGCCAACTACAATAGAAATTAAGTCTGAAACCCAGCTTGGATCTTTTGGTTTAGAAACCAAAGCGCTAGACGGTTCTACTTTATTTATAAACAGCAATGGAAATACTTTGAGACAGTATCTTTATAATTTCAATGAAGATGCTTATACGAGCAATGATATATCGGTGCTTTCATCTCACTTGATTAATAAGCCAAAGGACATGTCGATTTTAGACGGAACATCTGCCGAAGATGCTGCTTGGGTTTTCCTGATTAACCAGGATGGAACTGCTGCTGTATTAAACACTGTTAGATCGCAAGACATTAATGGATTTACAAAATGGCAGCCTTACCGTGATTTAGCTGTACCTGAAAACAACTCGCAGTTAGAGTCCTGTTCTACTGTTGGCGATCAATTATATGTAATTGTGGCAAACAATAACTTTTATGACGTATTAGGGTCGTACCCAGATCAACCTACCGTAACAATTGAGAAGTGGGACTTTGATTCAAAGTTTGATTCTTGTCAAACAGCCACTAAATCCTCACATTTGAATTCAAATACTATTGATGTTGGGCTGCAATTTGTAGGGCAGACAATTGGCATTATTGCTAACGGTGTTGTTCTGGACGATAGAGCAGTAGATGGTAATGGCGAAATTACATTAGATCCCACAGAAATGCCTCAAGTTATTGGCGAGTTAGTAACTTATACATATGGTTACAACATCCCCATTTCGTTTAAGTCTATGCCTTTAAATACCAATCCAGGTACTAGAGGCGGCCAAAATGTAATGAAAGAAAAGAAGATTACACGAATGAACTTGCGGGTTTTAGAGACAGCCGGAGTTTATGTTGACGGCAATTTAGCAACAGTCTTTAACGGAACTGTAGTTAACAATCAGACAGTACAAACTGGTATTATACAGGACAATAATGGTGGCAATGGCTGGGGAACAGAAGTAGTTCCTTTGATTACAGTGCCAAATGCTACACCGTTTCACCTGCAAGCTATTGAGTATGAGGTAGAGTCTTCGTGAATAATGTTGCAACTCAAGACAGCATTTACAAGCTACAAGATATTATTAAGGGTATGCCACAAGTAACAGGCGAAACTAGACATCACTTCTCAGACGGTATGTATGCCAGGGAATTGTTTATACCTGCTGGTACGGTGGTCGTAGGGGCGTTACACAAGTCTCAACACCTGTATATGGTAGT